TTCAATTGTTGCAACAGACTGTCGTGTCCGCTTAGATGAAAAACTTTTTCGACGAAGTCTTTGTGAACTAATAACTCCCATAGTGGCTCCTTTCTCATTAGGCTCATTAAATGTGTCTCGTCTTTTATATCTTTGTATATAGACACATTTAGAAAATCTAATTTAAAGTAACCTCGATCTTCTGCTGTTTCGTAATCAATTGTTGATAAGTTATCCACTGGGTTATGAGGACACTCTGTAACATACACACCTGTGTTATGTTTTTTACCTGTATCTAATTTTGCAACTCTGTGTGTAATTTTATCTAAAATAATATCTCTGTTTGCAAAGTCTATGTCAATATCAGGCATAATGTTTCTCTGTTATGTTTGGTAGTTGCATTATAATATATTGTTGTCCTTCGACATAATTTAATTTTCCTAGTGCCGTAATAATATTTGCACTTACTCTTTCAAAGGCATATGGATCATCACCATCTGTCTTTGTCTCTATTAGTATACACACTTGACCTACTTCTGTCAATAGTGATTGGAAAGATGCAGTATCTTCGCTCGTCCAATTAATAAATTTACCTTGCATTTGTGCAGTTGGTGATTTCCACTTAAACATTTCTACGTTTCTTTGTTGCTTTCTTTACAGCCATATTCCATTTTAACTTGCTTACCCTATCCTTAAATGTTACACCTTGTAAATGATCCCATTCATGTAAAAAACATTTTGCTGAATATCCTCCTACCTTTACAGTTTGTTTTTCTAAATTTTCATCATACCATTCAGCGAGTATTTCTTTAGGACGAGTTACATTTACATAGATGCCTGGAAAACTTAAACATCCTTCTATGTCTTGAACTGTTTCTTCTGTGTGTTGTAGTATCTGAGGATTAATGCAAATAGTAGCATTGTCTTCTTTGTCGCCCATAACAAATACTTGTCCGTCAAACTCTACTTGGTTTGCCGCTAATCCTATTCCATTGTTATTTAACATTATCTCTACCATGTTGGCTTTTAATTCTTTTGGATCAACAGGAGGGTTTTCAATATCAAATGCTTTTACCTGTTTCTCTAAAAAAGAATTTGGATAATATATTAAATTCATAAATTACTTTCCTTTACTACGTCTTTAACAAGTTCGACGTCTTTAGGGTTACGTTTGAAACGCATTGCCCAATGCTGAGGATCCATCACATGATAAATCATTTCTAGTTGTTCGTTATTAAACTTGCCTAACATTTCTTTTCCTGACTTACAATTAAGTACAAGCCAAGGACTAATCTTTCCATCTTTTAAATGCCACACTGCTCTATTCAACGACACGTAAAAGAAATAATGATTCCATGTAGCATTTTCATGTTCATCGGCCCATTCCATCATAGTCATTACACTACGCTCTAGTGCAGTTTCAACTCCTTCTCTCCTAATAAGATCAATAGCATACTTCTCATACATTTCTTCTTTACACCAGTGATCTAATTTTACACCGCTTGTTACTACATAGTCTATATACCTCTCAGGATATAAAGGTTTGACATTGCTTATAAAACTTCCAAATTTTACAAATGCATTGTAGTATTGACTGTCACAAAATTCTTGATAGGTCTTTGTCTTTTTACTTGACATAGATTTTTCATAAAATCTTTGAAATGCATACAATCCTAATTGTACACGTCTTTCATCTTTTTGTAGATGTCTACGTTTCTTCTCGCACATATGTACTGCAAGGGTTTTTTCTCTTGTGAATCCTGTATTACAATACTTGCATACAAAAGGTTTATCTGCCATAGTCGCCGCTTTCAATGTAGCCTTTTGTAACCATTTTGTGGTTAATCCATTTCCAATCTGTAATCTCATCTAGTAAACTTTCTACGTTATTAGTATATTGTAACATCTTTTCTGTAATTGTAAAGCCTGCATCTTCTAAATATTTCAAATGATGTTTAGGTGTCCAATGATGATCATAGTCAGGTAATGGATTGCTATCAGGTCTTACATTAACAAATTTTCTATGTTTTATATTATAATCTTTCATAATAGATAACTTAGGCAATGCTTGTTTATCTGGAAACTCTTCTATGTCTTCTATGTTAAAGTCAACACCTATCATATTGTAATCAACTACATTAGTATCAAGATATTGTTTAGTTAGTTTTATAAATGTTTCCATGTGCCACTGATAACTATCTGGATCATAAGCAAACTTGTTTATAGTATCTTGCACTTGGTCAAAGTTGTGTTGTAGATTGCCTCCTTGGTACCAACCATCACCCTTTCTATGAAAATCAAATCTTGTAGGGTATGTCCATTGTACAATTAGTCTATCATCTGATTGCATTTTATCTGCAATCTCAACTACCCTATGCATAATTGCAAAGTTACCAAAACCTGACTGACCCCAGTTTTCAAAGTTATCATATTCTTGTGACAATATATCTGCATAGGTAGGCCAGCAATATCTAGTGTGTGAACAACCAACTGCGTAAAGTGTACTCAAAATTTTATACCTTGAATGTTATAGTCTTCTGCAATTTGTTTTAATTCTTTTTTTGTATGCATGCCTGCAAGTGCTTCAATTTCGTTTTGTTTCATATTAGGATACAATTCTTGAAAAAGTTTTATGCCACTTGCTATATTGTTAGTTGGTTTTTTCTTAAATCCTATCCAAGGATGATATTGTATTTTTTGTGTATTGCCTGATACACAAAGCAGTTGCCACATAAGTTTCAAGTGTTTCGATACTACCATATAGTTTTTGTTATAGTATTCATTTGTTTTGAACACTGCTAACGCTTGATCATCTGTAGACCCTTGTACGGCGCTTACATAGCGATTTAGAAGCCAGAATGATACCTGTTTACGTTCATCGTCATTTAGTTCATCCCAAACACCTTTACCGTTCATATCTACTGCGGCAAGTATATCTTTTACTGGAAGTTTTGCTTGTGCCATATTTCTATATCCTCTGGTGCATTTATTTCTGTACCATTAAATTGTACACTAGAACATCCAATTTGCCAACCATTTTTTAGCCATCTTAATTGTTCTAATTTTTCAACTTGTTCTTCTTGTTCAATTTCATATGTATGATATAATTCCAAAGGATTTCTTTTGTATCCATATACTCCTAAATGCCAATCACCATACCCTGTCATTCCTCTACCAAACCATAAGCATTGATCTCCTGCTCTTATTAATTTAACAGAATTAGGATCATTTTGTAATTCTTTTGGCATGTTAGTATATACTGTACTAATAGGATAATGTTTTAACCATTCAACACAACGTTCAATTATTTGTTTTGTTACATCTGGCATATCACCTTGTACATTTATAAATTGATCATACTTGTCTAGTACGTCCCACTTGTTTACTGCACCAGCACACCTTTCAGTGCCGTTATCATATTCTTCACTATCAATAAAACATTGTGGACCTATTTCATTGTATATACGTTGGTCATCTGTCAATACGTAGGTGTCATAACCACTATCAACACACGTTCTAAATACTCGTCTTATCATTGTTACACCGTCAAGCATTGCTAATGGCTTACCAGGAAAACGTGTACTTTCATATCTAGCGGGTATAAGAATAGCGGACGATGTCATTAACTACCTCCTCGAAATCATCTAGTCGAAGCATATTCGGCCCGTCACTTGGTGACTGATCAGGCACAGGGTGTACTTCGATGAAAAAGGATTTGATCCCAAGAGCAGACCCGCTACGAGCCAGCCCAGGCACATAATCACGATTACCGCCCGAACTAGTCCCAAGTCCTCCGGGTTTTTGGACAGAGTGGGTAACATCAAATACGATATCAGCGTCAAGATTATTGAGCATGTAATCAAGACCAGTATAGTCGACAACAAGACTATTGTAACCAAAACTTGTTCCCCTTTCGGTTATCCATACTTCTTTAGCACCTTGTGTTTTGCTCAATATACCATTGACATCCCATGGTGCTAGGAACTGCCCCTTTTTGATATTTACAATTTTATTGGTCTTACATGCCGCCTTTATGAGATCTGTTTGTCTAGATAAAAAAGCAGGTATCTGTATAACATCTACTGCGTCATTATAATATGCCGCAATTTTCAAAATCTCATTTTGGTTATGTACATCTGTTAGTGTTTTGCAATCTACTTGTTTTTTTATTGCACGAAAATCTTCCATAGTTTTTTGAAGACCAACACCTCTAACACCTTCACTATGGCTTCTATTTGCTTTATCAAAACTTGCCTTAAACACGTAATCAATTTTATTTTTCTTACAAATTTTTGCACAATGCTTTGCTGTTTCTAAACTTTGTTCAAGTGTTTCGTGTTGACAAGGTCCAGCAATAATTCTAATCATATCTTACCTCCGGTAGTTTAGGCATTGTAAATAATGCCCGAGTAAAAAAAGGATATTCATTACTTGGCTGACGTGCAAATACTACCCATCTATATCCCATACCCATTAACCAATTTGGATAATTTTCTTCTATAAATTCTTTCATGCTTGTACCAGTAGTAAATACATCATCACATATTAAAGTAAAATCACTAGGATTACCTGATGCATATTCATTAAGTGCTTCTGCTAATTTTAATCCTCCACGTGGAATACCAACTGCTTCATAGAACGGATTTTTTTGATAATCCATTATCATTTTGGCAAGACACTTCCACCCGTCATCTGTAATTGCATCACATTCTAGTTTCCACTTCAAAGGCAATCCTGCATGGCTTATAAAATCTCCGTGTTGAAATAATTCTGTCATTGGCTTGCTATCGTGATTGCTTTAATGTTACTGCTAATTTTGTTATTAAATTCTTCGTCTGTTTGAGTGACTAACAATCCTTCGCTTAATGCACGACTAAAACTAGCAGTCATATTTTCTTGTAAAGCAAGTCTATTACATGCTTCAACTGTACTATATCCGCCACTCAATCCAACTACTTTAGAAACTTTAGGATGTTCTGTAAGTTTTAAAAATAAGTTAGGTGTGTCAGGTAATGTCAGTTTTAGAATACACTTCCCATCAAATGTATCTAGTCGTGTTTGTAATTCTCTTGCAAGAAGTTCTTCCATCATCTTTTTTTCATCATGCTCGATTGGAATTTCTGGTTCTACAATTGGCATTAGCCCTGCGTCATATATTACAGTTGCTAATTCAAATTGTTGATCTAATACTGCATTTAATATCATAGGTGTTTTCACAATGCTACGCATTTTAGTTCCTGTACAACCTTTTGAAATAGCATAATCAATCATATCGTCTAACGGAAAATCTTTTAGTAGTCCATTCATATGACATCCGCTATCTACTTTTAATATTGCTTGAATACCTTTTGATTCTAACACATCAACTGCACCACGTTCTACACTGTCTTTGTATAAAATAGCCGCCCAAATATTATTGCTATTGAAGTCAGGTGAGTTAATCATACGTAAACGCATTTCATGGACTAAGTCCATTTTGTTTTCTTCTGTGTACTCACAACCATAACGTTCAAGCACTCCGCCTGTCGAACCTCCACTGTGATCCATTGCCGCAATAAATTTACTCATAAGTTTCTCCTGTTTCACGGAAAAAGTTTTCACTCCAAAAAGCCTTGTCGTCTATCCAAACATCATAGTTTTCTTTTTCGCCAACACTAAGTTCGTGAAACTTTGCTCCCCATTTTACCAATTGGTTATTTGTTAAGTTATAATAATCTATACCACTTACACACCCACGTGCAGTCATGTACTTTATTTTATGACCCGCATCATATAATCTGTTAATTTTTTCAATACGTTCTGGAATTGGAATATGATTAGCATAATCTTTTTTACCGCCACTGTTTGGTATAATAACTTCTTTGCAAATTGTTCCATCTATATCGATAACATACTTCATTTTTGTTCCTCCTTTATCATATAGTAGGTATTAACTAATTTGTCCATTAATTTTTTTAATGTATGATTAGTAACTGCTATTTCGCACATTTGTTTCCATTCGGAATAATCTAGTAGTTCGCCCTGCTCTCTTGCAACCGCTCCTGGGTCGCCGCCTATAATCCATCTTTCTATTTCTGGTTTGTCGCGATAACGAGCGAACACAACGCCGTTGGCTCGCTCGTATATCAAAGGTTCGTTAGGTAAAAGTTTACCCATTACACCGCCGCAAAGTAAACTACACTTACGGCCGCAATAGCAATACTACCTGCATTTAGATCTGCGGTACGTCCACCTAATGCTTTAATAACAACATATGCAATAAAGCCTAGTGCAATACCGTGTGCAATACTAAAAGTAAGTGGCATAAGCACAGCCGCTAATACAGCCGGTGCATATTCACTCACATCATCCCATGCAATATCTGCAATGTTACGTAGGAAGAAAGTTGCAATAAAAATCAATGCTGGAGCAGTTGCAAACGCAGGAATGCTTTGCGCCAATGGAGCAAAAAACAAACATGCCGCAAATAAGACAGCAACAACGACTGCTGTCAAACCAGTCTTGCCACCTTCTTTAATACCTGCACCACTTTCATTGTAGGAAGTTGTATTTGAAGTACCTACTAATGCACCTGCCGTTGTTGCAACGGAATCTGCAAGTAAGGCTCTATCAATTCCTTGTACTTCACCTTTTTTATCAACTTTTCCTGTTAGGTTAGCAACACTTGTAAGTGTTCCTGCCGTATCAAAAAAGTCAACAAATAAGAATGCAAACGCCACGCCAATAAAACCAGCAGTAGCAATCATACTAAAGTCCATGCTTAATGCATGTTCCGGACTTGGAACTGCACCTGCTAAACCATTCAAGTCTGCAATACCTGTTACCCATGCAATAACACTGACTGCAAGGATTCCTATAATTACTGCACCTGGCACACCACGTTTGTCAAGGATTGCCATAATAGCAAAACCTAATCCTGTTAATAGGACAGGCCAACTGCTTATGTCACCAAGACCAACTAAAGTGGCAGGATTATCTACAACAACACCTGCATTCTTTAGTCCAATGATAGCAAGGAACAAGCCAATACCTGCACCTACACCTAACTTCATTGACTTAGGAATACTATTAATAATGTATTTTCTAGCCGGTGTAACACTCAATCCAATGAATACTAAACCTGCTACAAACACAGCCGCCAGTGCTTGTTGATATGTGTAACCCATACCAAAGATCACACCAAATGTAAAGAACGCATTCAGTCCCATACCTGGTGCTAGTGCCACAGGCCAATTAGCCCATAGTCCCATAATCAATGTACCGATTACTGCGGCAATGATAGTCGCCGTAAAGACTGCACCAAATCCCATACCAGATCCTTCTGTTGAAAGGATAGCAGGATTAACTACAGTGATGTAAGCCATTGTAAGAAATGTAGCAATACCTGCCATCACTTCTGTTCTTACAGTCGTTCCGGCCTTTGTTAAACCGAATAGTTTATCTAACATATTTTCCTCCTGTTGATAGTTTTAGTTTCCGCAAGCAAATTCTTGTTGTAGTTTAACGTTATCGATAAACTCTTTCTTTGTTGCTGGATCTTCTTTGAAAGCACCACGCAATACAGTTGTTTGTGTTAAACTACTTTTTGCTCTAATGCCTCTGTTCTCACAACAGCCATGTGTTGCTTGAACGTATACCCCTACATGTTCACTGCCAGTTTGCTTTTGAATCTCATTAGCAATCATAACATTTAATTCTTCTTGTAAGGTACCTCTCATTGCACACCACTGTGCAATTCTGGTATACTTGCTTAGTCCTAATAATTTAGGGCCAGCGATGATACCAATATACGCCACACCTTTTACAGTTTGATGATGGTGTGAACATAAACTTGTAAGTTCACTACGCACAACTAACATGCCTTCATAACCATTTTCAATGTAGTTAGGAAATGCACTTGGGTTGGGCATAGGGTCGTAACGACCAGACATAATCTCATTGATATACATCTTAGCCATTCGTCTAGCAGTATCCTGACTATTAGGATCTGTTTTTGTATCAATTAACAATTTTTGTAATACATTTTCAAAAGCGGGAATCGCTTCTTCAATTAACTTTTCTTTATCGCCCTCTTCAAGCACTGAACTAATGTTGTCATTAGCCCAATATCTTATGCCGGCGTCTTCTAATCTCTCTTTAATTAGATCTGTTATATTAGCATCTTCGTATTTTAGTTCCATTATATTCTCTCCGAGTTTTAGACGTGGATGTCTATATTAATAATATTATACAAGTTATTTAGGTTTTTGTCAACCTGTTTCTCATGTTTCTTCTTGTTTTTATATGCTTATTGTACATATAAGGGTGTTGATTTTTGTAGTAGTCTTTTTTTTCGAATTGTAAACTGGCGTCATCTAGTTTAGATAATCGTTGTAGTAGCACCATTGTGTATATTTCATTATACAGATTTAGGCACCATAAGTCAATGTTTCTATTATTGTAATCTGCATTTGCACAATCAACTCCTCCTTGCATTTGCTGGGGAGTAATTATAGTTTCATCTGTGTCCATTGCTACAATAACCACATCATAAGTATCATCAAATTTTTCTGCCTCTTGGGAAACGTTGTGCCAGAAATGGTAAGCATCAATGCTATTTAACATTATTGCTTTCATTTTATTTTTGTCAAACGTAGGTTTTGCAAAAGGACATTTTTTATTTTTGTCTAGTTGCTTGACCCAATCAGAAATCCATTTGTTTAACTTACTTGACTGCGGTTCCACTTGTACGTCTTACAATATCGTTATGGTTAAATTCAGCCCAATAAAGTTCAAATGCTACACCATCCTCAAGTCCTTCAAACTGATGAATCTTACCAGGTTTAACCTGTGTAAAGTCACCTGCATTAAGAATTGTTTCATCAACAAGTCCTTGATCATCTTGCCAAACACGGACAAGCATTTTTCCTGACTCTACATAAAAGCCATTCCATTTAAATTGGTGCTCATGTTCACTACATTTGAATCCTGCTTTAAATTCAATGCGGTGAAATTCTAACACACCGTTTGCATGGATCAGTTCTGTCTGACCCCATATCTTACCTGCTTTCATCTATACCTCCTTAAAGCAAAGCCGCATAGTCGATCAGTTCACTTTGTCGACTTATGTCTTTTACAAAAAATGCACACTTAGAATCAGTACCATCTTTTATTGGTACACTCAATAGTTGTCCATTTTTCATTTTTGGAAAATACCATTTTACATCATTATAAAAATTTACAATTTTTACTTCTTTAAACATAGTTGTATAACTTGTTAAAGGATTAAAAAGAAATGCTTCAAATCCTCTATCGTTCAAACTAGTTAAAGGTAGTACTTCCAAATCGTTTCCAGATTCACTGTCGCCTACTGCTATACACCAGTCTAGTGGCATTGTTATTTCGTTGCCATCTATATCAAGCACCATAGCAGGCGCACTAAATGATTCTAAAAAAATTAAAGGAACAAAATAAAAGTCTGGATTTTTTGGATCACTATTATCCAAAACACTAAACCTTATATCTTCCTCTATTTCATCAGGTACTTTATCCAAATGATAAGTCTGATTATCTAATGTTAATATCCTCATATATTAATTCCAATCCACCTTTTCTATTGTGAATGGGTATTGTGCTTCCTTATAAAACTTTTTACGTTGGGTAAGGTGCCGCTTCGCATACTTACATGTTGATGTAAGATCCCATATTTGTACGAAGTCTTTGTCCTTTGCCTTTCTAACGCCTCTACCGATTGATTGTATAACTCTTACAAAAGATTTGCCTGGTTCAATGAGTACAAGATTAAATATACGAGGGATATTAATACCAACAGCGGCGACACCATACGTAGCAATGACCACGTGATTTGTTCCTTCGTTAATTTCATCGTATGCTTCCTTTCTATCTTTTAATTTTACATCTCCTTTAACAAATGATGATCCTGGTATTAGTTCTGCTAACATTTCACCTGCACTAATACGATCTACAAGTATTAAAGTATTGCCTGATTGTTTTACTGTGTTTAATAGTTTGCCTAAGTATTCAATTCTTTCTTTATTTGTAACTAGATATTTTAATTCTTCTTGATATCCATTGTGTACTTGTGTATCAATCAACTGTACAATGTTGACGTGACATTGTGATAGTACACCTTTGTCTTGTAATTCTTTTGCACTTATTTGTCCTATAACGGGTCCTAGCGCCGCGTGTATGGCTTCAAATTCGAACTTTTCTTTTGGAACTGTACCTGTAAGTCCCCATCTAATAGGTGCGTTACGTAGGTTGCGAGTAAGCAAGTTCTTAAGAACTTCTGCTTTCGCTTGGTGTACTTCGTCGACAATGATAGTGCTTACACCTTCTAAGAACTCTGCAAGGCTTAATACAGCCGCTCCGTCCTTGTGCTTCTTGTCAAGTATATTCAAACTTTGCCAAGTGCAAATAGTGTGAGTCTTACCTAATTGCTTTCTGTCGCCGAAGTATACCCCTACGTCCAATCCACAGTTAATATAGTCTTCTTCTGTTTGCTCTACTAAGGACTTATTAGGAACAATAACAATACTACGCCCATACGGTTCACTTAGATGTGATAACGTAGCAGTTGTAATTGTTTTACCTGCGCCTGTAGCAATTTGTTGTAGACTCTGTGGATTAGAAATAAAGTTGTTGATTGCTTCAACTTGATAGTCTCGCAGAATAATTTCTTCACCTTCTGCTGGATGTCCTTTAGGCCAACGTACATCTTGGTCAGCCCAATAACGTTCTGTAATAGGAGTAAAATCTAATTGTACAGGATGTCTATTATCTTGTATGTCAACTATTTCTACTCCTTGCTTATGTAATACATCACTAATAGTTGCAAGATGATTTACATATCCTGTGCCACCAAGACCAAAGAAAGCAACCTTACCATCCCAGCGTCCTAGTTTATACTGTGGCATGTAACGTGCATAAGGCACTTCAAACTTAAGAGCGTTAGATAACTTACGTCTTACGTCTACATCGAGTCCTTCGATTTTGATGTTTACTTCATCTTCAATTACTAATTTACATGTTTTCATATTTTTTGTATTTGTCCTGCTATATGCATATTTCTATAGGAACCCATTTGTGATTCTACTTCATCAAAATGGATAACCAAATCTTTATGAAAGAAAGGATCTAGTCTTGGATTTCTTATACTTTCTAACAGTAAAACAGATTCTGCTTCCCAGCCT